CCATTTCTGATATGGCTTTGAGCAGCTGAACTTCTGCTGTGCTATTGGGGATAATCTTGCGAGCTTCGGCCCACTGGATTATTTTCATTTCTACTTGTGCGTAAGACATTATTCTTCCTCCAAGAATGGGTCACCAAAGTTGGACATTATTCCAGTTTTGGTATTAAGTAAGTGGTCACCTTGTTTAACAATCATGTCCCCATTAGGGGCAACATAATTATCACCGACTTTGGTAAAAACCCGCCCATCTTCTGACAGTCGAATTGATCCGGTATCGGTATAAAACTTGCCAGAAAACTTATCAATAATTGATCTCATACTATCCTCCATACAGTCATGTTGCGACCATTAGGACCCTTGACACGGATTCCTGAGTCCTCAATTAACCCTTTGTCTACCAGTGCAGAACGCCTTGCTCTGTAGGTAGATTTATAGGTATCAAAATACTGATTCATTTCTTCATCAGTAAATCCTTGCTTGCCACGCATAGTGGCGTATTCAAATACCATGCTTTCAAAGTTTGGCAGTGCTAGTTGGATGCTTTTGGCTGCTTCAATTGAAGTGTCTTTGGCATCTCTACGGAACAATTTAAATAAATCCATGATTAACTCCTATTAATTTGGGTGGGGGGGCTTTTAACCCCCCTATCTATCAAAACGGGATATCGTCAGCCATGTCATCAAAGCCAGTTGACTTTGAACGCTCAGATGGCTTTTCTTGTACTTCCTTGGGTGACAGTGCCAAGCCCATGAACTTACCGCCCTTGCCTTCTTTAATCCATGCTGAAAGCCAATAATCTTGGCCTCCAACAACTAAGCTTCCTTTGTAGTCTGGATGTCTTTCTGACTCTTTTTTATCGTTCTTAAACAAAACACCTGTGTTGTCACGCTTTTCCATATTAAATTTCCTTCGCTTTCTTAATTGCTGAACGCACTTTACTTGGCAGCAAAGACCACAAAACAACCTTCTGGTCTGCTTCTAGGTTCTCTGCTTCCATCTTCTCAAGCCCTTGCTTTCCATCAAGGGTAATGAGTTCAATTGCCAACTCACGCAAGTAATCCATGTCTTCAGATGACATTGAATCTGCTATGCCTTGTGTTGGCGTAATAACTGGACCTGACTTTTCGTCTTTGATTGGTGCTGATGAATCAAGCGCATCATGCTCAACGATTTCCATGGCTGTCACCCACAGATAACGCCTGGTATATGTTTCCACCGCACCCAAATTTTGAATGGGGTGGCATCCCTTTAAGTTGGCATCAGCCATTGGAGACTTTAAAGTTAGCTGTGAGCCATCTTCTGTATCAGTGATGGTCAGGGTGGCTAAATCTTTTTCAAACGACACAACACCGCACAAACCGATCTTGTGGAAGATTTGATTGATGGTGGGCATAAAGTCACCAAGCTCAAAGTACTGATAACCAGCAAACTTATTGTGGCCTGATTTTTTGAGGGGGGCAGACTGCAATTGCACCCGAGCATCCATTAACTTTTTATAAACTGACATATTCACACCTTGTGATTGTTAAACGCATTGTCGTATTCTTCCTTAATGATTTCCAACTGAGTGTTGTCATCAAGGTCCTTAAACTCTACCCAATCCATTTCACCGCAGCAGACAAACTTTTTGCCTTTGGGTGTTACGCAATAGGGGCAGTACTGCTCGTTGGCATACTGTTCTTTGTATTCGATGATGTAGTTGTTCACGATGTCACCTTGTCGATCAATTATCTTTTTGAGTGTCAATGCGTTCTACTTTCTTAGCCAACAACCAGTTGTCGCCAAGATATCGCACTGAGCGAATCCATTGACGCTGGTAGCTGCGGATTGTTTGGGGTGGTGCATCGTAAGTCATGAAGATTTGACGAACGTGTTTAAGTGCTTCTGTTTTCATATTAACTCCTTTAGTGAAATGATTCGAATGCCATTTGATTGACTACATCGCCATGAGAATCGGTAAGCTCATTTAACTCATCGTCTGTGAGCTCTGTGCCGTCCTCATAGCAACCATAGCAAAAATATGCATCGCAGAAATCAGGATAATCCCTACTATCTGCTCCATCAATTTGTAGGTCTACAACCTTCTTACCTTTAAAAATAACCATATGAACTCCTGTTAAAGAGCCTTAAATGTGCCACACACTTTCCTGAATTTACATAGGGGTTTTCCCTAATTTACGGAACTTTTTTTAAGTGTTAGGCTTATTGCATGAACATCGAACTACTTGAACAAGACTGCGCTGAAGCTTTATTGGCACACGCCTATAACTTAGCTATAACTTATAACCAAAACAATGGTGACAGAGATGCTGCCATCATTGCTTTATTGGTGAGGGCACTCGAAATCCATGTCGAGCGGCCCATAAACATTTCTGGGATTTACCAATGAAAACTGCCGACAAGTTTGACCCTGCCATCCAGTGTGAGGGCAAACATCCTTACCCCACATTCACATCGGCAGAATCCACAATTTCCAGAAAACGAGACAATTCTTTCCAAATTTACAAGTGTCCGCATTGCCACTTTTTCCATATTGGGCATTCGACCACTAAATTCAGGAACTTGAAACGAGGACCTAAATAGGTCATAATGGTTTGAAACACGGCTAGGGCGGACTAATTACCCGCTACGAAAAGAGAACTCCCCTCCTGCCGCTTGTTTCTTTCTGGGAGCTTTGCGGAGAAGTGCCATGCACTATTTTCAATTTAATATTGGCGACTACATTAAAAATACTATCCATCTTTCTTTGTTGGAGGATTTGGCTTACAGACGTTTACTTGATTATTACTATGATTCTGAAAAGCCAATACCCAACGATATCCCACTGGTTTCTAGAAAGATGAGATTAGATGCAGAGGTTATACAAACTGTTCTAAATGAGTTTTTTGTTTTGACTCCAGAGGGGTACAAAAATCATCGTGCCGACCAAGAAATTGCTAGTTATCACGAATATATGGCAAAGCAAAAAGCTAATGGTAGCAAGGGCGGTAGACCAAAGAAAACCCAAACAAAACCCACCGCTAACCCAAGTCAAACCCAAAATAACCCTAACCAACAACCAACAACCAATAACCATAAACCAAATAAGAATGCAACTATCGTTGCTGTTGTTCCTGATTGGATTCCATTGGAGACATGGGAAGCATTTATCCAAATGCGAAAAAGGATTGGCAAGCCACCGACAGACTATGCGCTGAAATTAATTATTGCCAAACTGGATCGGTTTAGATCGAATGGTCAGGATGTTAAACAGGTTTTGGAAAAGTCCATCACTTCCGGTTGGCAGGATGTTTTTGAAATTAAGGGCAATCCTGCTGACATTGTGAGGCTCACAGTTCCATCCAAAAATGAGCCAGACCCTGCTTTGGAAAAGATTAAGGCAGATGAAAAAGTAACTCGGCCTCCAAGCCTTGCTGAACTTGCTCGAATGGCAGAATTGAGGAGAAAAGTATGAAGGTCATCCCAATAAACAGTTTTGAGGTTGAGCCTTGGTTATTGGAAAAACACTATGCCAAGCGGATGTGTCCAATTTCTTATGCTTTTGGCCTTTATGTTGATGAACATCTTGTTGGAGTTGTGACTTATGGAGTGCCAGCAAGCCCATTTTTGTGCATGGGCATTTGTGGAATTGACCACAAAGACAAAGTTTTAGAACTTAATCGTCTTTGTTTAAATGATGGCGTTAAAAATGGCGCATCTTTTTTGGTTAGCAAAAGTCTACAAATGTTGCCAAGACCAACGATTGTGGTGTCTTACGCTGATACAGCTATGGGCCATGTTGGGTACATTTACCAGGCAAGTAACTTTCTGTTTACTGGCACAACAAAAGAACGCACCGATATGGCTGGCGAAGATGGAAAGCATAGTAGGCATAGTTTTGGTATTTCTGAAATCAGAATTAACAGAAGTGCCAAGCATCGATATGTTTATTTTGTTGGTAGCAAAGCTCAGAAAAACAGTTTGCTTAAACAATTGAACTATGAAGTATTGCCATACCCCAAAGGCGATACACAACGCTATGACGCTGGAACAACTGTAAAAACTCAACAACTTTTATTTGTATGACACACAAAGACGCAATGCGAATACTCGATAAGGTGCGGGATGGTGTGCCTTATCCTGAAAAAATAATACGAATGGCTTTGGAGCTTACTGGTGACTTACAGCCGTAGAAATATTCAAGGGCAAAGCGACCGAGTTACTCTGGAAAGGGCAGAGGCTCGGGAGCTATACCGCAATTGGGAATGGTCTAAGAATCGTGAGCTAATCCGTGCCAGACTTGAAAGAGCTGAACGCATCTATGGCACTGGTGCTAGAGACAGAATTAGGTCATACATGGCCCAAATGAGAGAAGGAAAACTCGAATGACATTTATGGTCACATACCAGGTCGAAGGCAACCCTGTTGGCAAGGGAAGGCCAAAGTTTGCTCGCAGGGGTAACTTTGTGTCCACTTACACACCCACCAAAACTCGTGACTATGAGGATTTAATCAAAGATGCTGCCCGAAAAGCCATGGGAAGCAATGAACTCTTAGAAACGCCTGTAACAGTCGCAATCTACATCACAGTACCAATCCCTCAGTCGTACTCTAAAAAGCGCACAGAGGCTTGTTTAAGCGGTTCTGAGAGGCCAATTAAGAAGCCAGACATCGACAATGTTGCCAAATGCTTCTTAGATGCCATGAATGAGATTGTTTACAAGGATGACACTCAGGTTTTGACTTTGCATATAGCAAAGGTATATGGCACTGTTGGAATGGTTGAAGTAATGGTCAAAGAGGATTTGGAATGAACAACCCGTTTGAAATTAAAGAACCAACTGTCATAAGTTTTTCTGGTGGCAGAACATCGGCTTTTATGCTCTACAAAGTTTTACAGGCTCACCAGATGAGCCTACCCTCTGAAGCAAAAGTAATATTTTGCAATACAGGCAAAGAAGATGAAGCCACTTTGCAATTTGTTAAGGATTGTTCAGATCGGTGGAATGTGCCAATTACTTGGCTGGAATACATATCTGAAGAGCCAAAATTTAAAGTTGTCAACTTTGAAAATGCAAGCAGAAATGGTGAGCCATTTGCCGAACTAATAAAAGTAAGAAAAATGCTGCCAAATGTCCGAGCCAGGTTTTGTACTGCTGAACTAAAAATAAGAATTATGTCGAAATACACCAAAAGCCTTGGATGGGAAGATTATGCAAATTTCATAGGTATCAGGGCAGATGAACCTCGCAGGGTTGCCAAAATGAAGCCTGACAGCAAAAGAGAGGACACCATCATGCCTTTAGCTGTAGAAGGCATTAGTAAAGGCGATGTTTTGAATTTCTGGCAAAACAATGATTTTGATTTGCAATTACCTTTGGTCAATGGCGAAACAATCGGAGGAAATTGTGATCTGTGTTTTCTTAAATCAATGCCAAAAATAATGACATTGATTAAACAAGAGCCAGAAAGAGCAGTTTGGTGGGCAAAACAAGAAGAATACGCACAAACAGTAACGGATGGATTAGGAAATAGATTTCGTATAGACAGGCCCAAATATGCCGAAATATCTAAATACATGGATGACCAAAAAGATTTTTTTGATGATTCCATTGAATGTTTTTGTGGAGACTAAGGGTTTGTCCCTATATTTTTTTTGTAAAACATTGATAAAGTTCAGTTGTCATTAATCAACAGGAGTCAAACATGACAAACACAATAGATTTCACAGCAACAACAGGTGCTGGCGGTGTAGAAGTTAAGGTAACTATGTCTTTCGAGGCTGACAGTTACACATCATGGCATGAGAACATCGACATGGTGACATTTGAAGGCGTAGACATTATGGGCTTGCTCTCTGACGAGCAGTTTGCAGATTTAGAAGCACAAGGTATTGAGGCTATTCAAGCCAAGCGTGAGTGGGAAATCGTGAATTACGAGCCATGAGCAATAAAATAGCGTACTCAATCATCTTTACATTTCTCACGGCCTTTTGGTCGTGGGTCTTCTATTTCTGGACAAATTTATGATGCCATCCATTGACATTGGTGCAAACCATACGTCACACAAATTCAAGCTATGTACCAAATGTGATACGCACAAACCGCCCGAAGGTGGGATTGACATGGGTCACAAATGGAATTGCCAGTCCTGTTGGTTAAAGCGAATCACAGGCGTGCATCTCAAACAAAACCGCATTGATGGAGGAAATCATGGGCAAAGGTAGTACACCAAGACCATTTTCAGTGTCAAACGAAGAATATCAAAATAGGTGGGATGCCATTTTTGGCAGAGATAATGAGAAAAAGAACGAAGCGCAAGATTTGGAATCTGATCGACCCGATTCAACACGCAGTAATCGGGGCAGCGATAACACCTCGTCAGACTCTGGACAAGTTAAGAGTTCTTGAATATGCCGCCCTTGATGCCATCACCCGAGGCAAAGGCACAGTGCAAGACTGGCGCACATTGGTGGATGTTTTGAACTTGTCTGAGGTCATGGCAAAAGATGGCATTGGTCCTGAGGTATTGCCGGTGTGTGCAAAAGCCCAAGAAAGCCTCCACAAAGCCGCCATGCGCTACCAAGATACCATGCGAATGGGATTGGATGGTGTTGGCATTCAGGCCATCAGGGAGCTGATCGAATATGCTGATTTGCAACAAGGATGCATTTCTCGTTCCGAGTTTGAAAGATATGTAATGAAAACCAAGAATTACATTAAATCTAATGGCGAAAGAGTGGTGGAGATCAAATGAGCATCATTAGCGATATTCCACCCGATGCGCTGGCGCAAGCATGGGAAATCATTGAGAAAAGGCGCAAGCAGGAAAAGTCTGAGAAGCTTGGCAGGGAAGTTGGCACATGGGGCGGTAAACGACCTGGTGCATTTGGCCTGAAAAGGGAATATAACGTCACTGCCAGATTGCAGCTCAACCCGATTCAAATTAAGGTCCTGACAGAGATGGGTGATGGCGACATCAATGCAGGTATAGAAAAGTTAATAAGCGAGGAAATGTAATGACACAAGATGAAATCATTGAGATGGCTAGACAGGCTGGATGCTTTGAGAAACACCAAGTGTTTTACTTCACATTGCCAGAACTTGAAGCCTTTACCAAACTGGTAGCAGAACATGAACGCAATGAAATCATTGAAATATTAGATGCTTCAACTGGTTATGTGCATATGGATGCAATCAGAGAGAGAGGATAAGCATGACACAAGATGAACTAAGTAAATTGATAAGTGAATTCTTACCTTATCCTTCTGAAGGTCAACATTATGCGTTAAGACAATTTGCTATGTTAGTCGCTGAAGCTGAGCGTGAGGCCTGTGCAAAGATTTGCGATGAGTTTTGCTACGGCAGTACAAAAATACTAGTTGAGAAAGCCATTCGAGCAAGGGGTCAAGCATGAGTTGGCCTTTCCCACCATTTCCAAACCCGAAAGATAAGGTCTATAAACAGCCCAAATTCAATCCTGATAACCATGATGAAAGTCCACTATGACTGAGGCACTTGGATGGCGCAAACGAGGCTATGGAAAACATGAGTATTACAGGGATGAAAAGCTCTTGGCACTCGCAGAAGGTGAGCCTTGTCTTTTACAGGTGGCCCAAAATTGTTTAGGGGGGGAGGGGTCCACAACTGTGGCTTGTCACTCAAACCTGCTAATCCATGGGAAAGGCAGGTCAATCAAGGCCGATGACCATCATTCTGTATGGGGGTGTCATCATTGCCATACTTGGCTTGATGCGTCCAGTGTTGCTTACGACACCAAAAATCTGGCATTTCAGGAAGCTTATAAAAGACAACTTCACGCATGGCTTGATTTGGCAGATAATATGACTATCAAACCTTGGCGCAGAGAGGCTGCTAGGCGTGTTTTAACCCATCTGGGAGTTCCGTATGGACAATGAAGTAGGCGATCTGATTCTGACCTTGTTGCACTCAGCGACAAATGCTCACATTTTGCATTGGCAAACAAAGTCTTATGCTGAACACAAAGCCCTTGGTACATTCTACGAAGAGCTGCCAGAAAAGGTTGACCAGCTGGTGGAAGCGATCCAAGGCCACTTTGACACAACCTTGGAATTCCCTGCGACTTACCATGTACCCGCAGAGAATGGCAAACGAGAGCTGCACGATCTATCAGAATATTTTGAAGAAAAACGCAAGATTCTTCCGCAAGAGTCTGAAATTCAGAACTTGGCAGACGAAATCCAGCAACTGATTGATTCGACACTTTACCTCCTGAGATTTCCATAAGGGTGGCCTCTAAAAAACAAGGGGCCTAAAATTTTTGAGGGGGGGGTCCTTCTTTACGGGGGACTCTCCCATTTTTTGGCATTTTTAGCCCCAAGTTAGGGTTTACCCTAGTTCTACTGTACAAAAACACAGTTCTCATCGGGTTTACCCTAGTGTCGCAAAAACAACAAAACACCCACGCTACCACCTGACTTGATAGTCAATCAATGGCCCACGGCATAACCTGACCTATAAGGCCAAAAAAAGGCAAACCCTAGGCTTACCTTTGCAATTACAAAAAAAAGGCCCGTAGGCCCTTTAAATTTGTTTTAACTTGATAACTCTGGCCATTTTCTGGCCGTGAGCCGGATAGGCAATTAATGGAACTTTTTTATCCCAGCACGCACGGCAGCCGTTACAGTTACCGCCGTGCTTATAAGCTTCGCATAATTGAACACCTTCACGGGCCTGAAAAGTAGCAGCATCAGGGCCAATAACTGACCCGTGCAAACCTTCAATGTATTCACCTTGGATAGAATCACTTGAAAATCGGACCTTTACATTGGGCAAACTTTCCATTTGTGCGAAAACGTGGGCAAACTTTGGGAATTTGTGCATACGCGTGGGCAGCCAGTGATTGACCCAAGGTGTACGGATCATCACTTCTAGAATTTTCTCAGCAAGGCCCAGCGTATATACATCGCCAGAATCAAACCACCTGAAATAGCGGTCAGAATCTAACTCTTGCACCATTTCATCAACCCATTCGAGCCGCTGCCAGTCTTCCCGATTAGATAATCTTGGGACCTTTACATTGGGGTAATTGTAATTTCCCGTTGTTGCATAGCAGCCCTTGCACGCATCTACCAAAACACCGGGTGAAGCCCATGAACCGGGACAAGTGTCCAAAGCCTGAAGAGACCATGAACGTGCGTTCAATTTTGAGGTTTGAGATATCTTGATCATTATTAACACCTATTAAAAACGTGGAAGGCCCACGGAAAAACGGCCCATTGTGAGCCGCTTCACCTTGAACCTTTCAAGATATATGAATTATTTGAAAGTGTTCCCGCATAAATTTAACGGGATCATTGAATGCATTGTCTAAAGCTTGAGCCGCTTCGCTTTTCGGTTGATCAACCCAGCGAATGGAATAAATGCGGGTTTTTGTGCCGTCAATTTGTGAACGTTCAAAAAACCTATTCCAAAGGGTTTGCATAACTTTAGAATTTCCATTCAATTTGCATTGTCTCTCTGCGCCCTTATGTGTCCGATAACCTTTTGGGTTTCCTACAATGGCCCCGTTACAGTCAAAAATAAAAAACATGATTAACCCCTCACAGTAAGAAAAAAGGCCAGCATTAGGCCAATGGCAACGGCTGCAAGAATGTCATAAATAGTGTTTTTCATTGTGAACCCCTTAGATTTTGGCAAGCTTGATAGAACGCACGGGTGAGCCGGTTTCAGTATGAGCCGTGATCAATTGGCGTGAAGGGTTGAACTTTTCAGCAATGGCCTTCCAATCGGTAACTATACGGCCTTCACTCTCAAACACTAACGCGCTAAATTCTGAGCCGTTATAGCGTTCTGGGCCGTGGGCCTTGATACTGGCCTTCAAGGTATCGGCTTGCTTCGTCAGGGCCTTTATTTGTGCATCTAATGCGCCCAATTGATCCACCATAACGGCAAGATCAGGGGAAGTTACTGAACCACCACCGATAGCAGCAAGAACATTAGAGAAAACGGGGTTTACGTTTGCGTTTGACATGATTAACACCTATTGAAAAGACTGGAAAAGGCCAGCACCTGGTGTAAATATAACGGCCCAAAACAACAAATAACATAGGTAAAAACCCTAAGTTTGCCAACTTTAAACCCTTAAGGGAAAACCCTAATACATTGTTAGTAGATGCTGACATCTTGATAAATAGGTCAGATATCAAACCCAAAGCATTATTGACATTTAGCCACCTAATCAATGGTTGATTAATGCACTATTTGTCACAACTGATTTTTGGCTAATCGCTAGCGTTTCCAATGCTTTGCGCTAAGTTTTGCCATTATCTGAGTCAGTCAGAGAGGTGAATAGTGACCGCTCTCCCCATTCAGTCACTTTCTATACTGCTCAGTCACAATCTAAACCGCCCGTCTATCTGGCTTACATCCCCCCACACCCCCATGCTGGCAGAGAGTGGAGGGGGGGTAGGACTGGAAAGGATGCAGAGAGGGGGGGCCCACTCCCTCATCCCCGAATTTTCTCCAAAACTTTTCCTGTTGCACAAAAACAACAAGCCTGATTGAATACTTATTATGTGGGACTGGATACTTAAGGTGGCCTAGAAGAAAGTGGACGAACTATGGCATCCACTGTTTGTGCCTGTAAAAAAAAATACTTACAGCAGTAGCACCTTGTTTATCTAACCTACTATTGCTAGCTCTACCTGTGTAGCCCCGTTCGTTGCCTACTAGAGAACTCGATAGATTCGGTACGTTTATCTGGGTTGGTAAGCTACCTGCCTTCCCAAGGGCTGGATGATGGCCCCGTGTTTATTCTATTAGGGTTTACCCTGATGTAAAGGGGATAGCCTGTGGATAACTCAATATACTTTTCCTGTATAAAAATTTTTGTCTAAAACTTTTTCCTTGGATACAATGCGCCTGTTGGAATGTTAAGACAGCTCTCAAGGATGTTGATGCAAGATGTTTTCTGTCTTTCCGTCTTGCCTAGCTGAAGACCAAATTGAGTTCCAACACTTATAAGGAATAGCATGGAATGGACATTGGCACACCCACTGCATGATGTGGACGATATTGTGGACATGGCAGACTCAGTATTTGGCTCTGAGGCTGATGGCATATTGACTAGGGACAAAGCTGTGTTCCGCAAGCACGTTACTGTGGCAACGACAGTACAGGTCTTTGACAAAAGTAAAGAATTCATTGCCGTCTGCCGTGGCGACAAATGGGTAAAAACCTACATGGGTGAGGCCGCCGAAGATACGCTACTTGCGTACTGTTGGTTTGACAGAGGTGGCTATACAACCTATGCCAATGAAGAAATCAGTAATGCCAAGTTCCATCATGTTGACCTACAGCTGCCAATCAGGTTGCGTGTCAGGCTAATTAATGAGATGATTGACCAACATATACTGTGGGCAAACCGATGGGGTATACCAGTGGTATGTTCCACTTCTATCCGTGCCGAGCATGATGGATTTATGAAGATTCACAAAAAACGTGGTTTTACTGTCCACGGATCGTATGCCTGGTTAAGAACTGAAAAGGGTATGGAATGTTTGACGAAATAAGACCCGAAGGCTCTACAGTCAATTCTGAAGAACAAAAGCAGAAGGCTCGGGACTACGCCAAAGCTAAACGAGCGCAAAACAAAGCCATGAAACTGGCAACTGGACAGATTGAGCCTAAAGAAGCTCCTGAACCTGAGCAACCTAAAGACGAATACGACCTGACCAACTTTGTCCCTCGGTCACAAAAAGCACCAGGTCGCCCAAAGTCCATTGTTAACAAAGTAACCGAATATGGTGCTTTGTTTAACACAATGAATGAGCAATCTATCAAGAATGGTACTGGTGAATTAACCACTGCTATGCAAACTTTGATTATGGCTATGCAACCTGACAGCGGTTTGGATATGAAAGAACGGGCAAAAATTGCTGAAAAAATTGCTGCATACGAATCTTCCCGTGCCCCTATAATTTCTATTGAACACGTTCAAAACATTACCCGTGAAGAAGAGGGTGATGCTCAAGATTCCATTAACGAGTTTATTGACTCACTACGCAAAATCTAAAGAAAGGTGTAATATATGCCCTTGAAAAAGTCAAAAAGTCCCAAAGCTTTTTCCTCTAACGTCAAGACCGAGATGAAAGCGGGTAAACCGCAGAAACAGGCCGTGGCAATTGCGTACCAAATGAAACGGGATGCTGAACATAAACGTAAAGGTTCAAAATGAGCGGTTATACATCTGGCAATAATGCCCCTACATTGATGGCTCAAGCCCCTAATCGCAAGGGCAATCAATCAAAACACGTTCCTGGCATGGCGGGTCCTAAAGGCGTAACTGCCGTGACTCGCCCTGAAGGTTCAACTACTTACAGTGGTCCTCACCAAGGTGCTGCTAAAACTTCTGGCTCTGCCACTTCAGGCCGTGGTCAAAAAGTTATGGTGTCACAACCCAAACCATATGAGACTTGCACAACCAATGGTGGTTATGTCAAAGGCTCTTCTTACTTAAAGTGAGATTATTATGTACGGAAAAGTAATTAATGGTGGCGCACAAATGCGCAAGGGTTTGACCAAAGGCATCAACGACAAATTGGCAAGCCGTTCTGCTGAAGATGACCGCAGAGCTACTGTTGCTACTGCTGTTAACAATGCTTACAAGGTGAACACAATTTCATCTCAGCATACTAATGGTTCTAACAAAGGTCAATTTGTTAAGCCTAGCAACCGCAGCAAAGACATTCCAGTCTAAGGATTATTATGATTATTGAAGACTTTGTTCGTGACGAAGCCAACGAGATTTTTGCAATCATCGCTGGCGAAAAGATTCACTTGACCAATGAGTATGTGGTAGCCCACAAACCTCAGATCGGTGATACCCTGGTAGAAACTGCACCTGTAGAAGAAGCAAAAGCTGAATAAGGAAATGTATGGCAACGTATGATATTGATGCACTGAAGGTGGACCTGCCTTCTGCAAAAGAATTGGCTCAGTTTGTTTACGACAAGACAGATGGACTTGTATCTTTAGACCTTATTGGTAAGCCTAAAGAAGAACAATACATTGTCGCTAAAAATGCTCTTGAAGGTAAAAAAGTACCCTCTGAGTATTTGACTGGCTTTAATCCGTATGTGGAGAAAAAGGATGTTATTCCTGAAGACCCACTACGGAAATTGCCAAAGCGCAGTATTGATTTGCCTGATGAAGAGTCACAAGTTCATTACTTTGGCGCAACCAATATGCCCCACCCATTGGACCCACAGTCCGATAAGAAGGTGTACATTGATTTTCGCAAATACGAAAACGGTTTGATCACATACCAGATTACTGGTCCTGTGGAAAAGATTCCAGTTGGTGAAAAGCTCAACAAGTATGGTCAAACAGTTCCTGAAAAATATTCATGGATTGACCCCCGTACTGAAGAGAAAGTATTGCGTAATCCAGATGGCACTTTTACCAAAGAAGGTCGTGGTATCCACACATTCTTGATTGGTGAAAAAGGTGGCGGTGTTTGGACATTGATTGACCGAGACATTGTTAGCATTTCTCAGAAGAACATTGCTGATCCGTGGGCCTAATGGAAGACCCATCAAAAATCTTCCAAAATAGACTTTCATCCCAAGCTGAAGCTTGTGCCCGTAAAACTCTTGAGTGGTTGCAAAAGGACCTTCAAGGTGGACAAAAGCTTGAGCCGGATGAAATCTATTACTTAGCCTATGCTGCACAAATCTTGTTAGACATACGAGATAACTATGGCAAAAAGTGAAGCCAGTGACTACATATTGCCGCTCTACAAAGACCGAGCAATTAAGCATTTGGTCAAACTGGCTGGTGGCAAAGATAAAGTTAAAGAATTAAATTCTGATCAACTCAAGGCAATGAAAGTTGCCAGAGACAAACTTGCTCAGGATATGCAATTTAATACTTTGAAATGGTTTAGACCTTTCAAGTATCAACAAAAGTTTTTTGACCTTGGTGGAAAATTCTCCCGCAGAGGTATGATTGCTGCCAATCGTGCTGGCAAAACTATTGCATCGACTTATGAGACTGCATACCATTTAACTGGTCGGTATCCTAAGGATTGGAAAGGCGTGAGATGGGACAAGCCCATAATTGCTATGTGTTCTGGTGAATCTTGGGAACAGGTTGCTAAGACTTTACAGTCCAAACTATTGGGCTGTGACGATATTAAGCAAAGTTACAAGTTGGGCACGGGGTCTATTCCAAGGGAGTGCATTGATGACAAATCAATCCGAACAGATGGGGCCAACGTCCTTGCCATTGAGATATGGCATGAGTCTGGAGGAAAGTCTAAACTTTACTTCTCCAACTACACCCAACAAGTCCGACATTTGCAGGGTTTTGAGTTGGACCTCGTGGTTCTTGACGAGCAGCCACCAGACGAAACTTTTTCAGAACTTGTTGTTCGTACAGCGGCCCGAAACGGGCAAGTTATCTGTTCGTTTACTCCACTCAAAGGTCTATCGGGACTGGTAAGAAAGTTCTGGGATCAAGTTGATGGATATGCCCATGTGCGGGTAACTTGGGACGATATTCCGTACACCAATGAATGGGGTGAATCGTTTTTCCCTAAAAGTGAACGTGAACAATTAGCCCGAGACTTTATGCCTTGGGAGCGAGATTGCCGTATTAATGGCATCCCATTGGTGGGCAAAGGCGTGGTATTTCCAATGTTGGAATGGCCTACATATAAGTCTGAAGATGTGGATTTGCGGGTCAACGACAAGCTTGAACGCTTGATTAGTTTTGACTTGGGCATCAAAAATGACCCGACAGTTATTTCGTTCTTTTTCCGCAATCCTGTGGAAGAAATCATTTACCTGCACAAGCAAATTACCATTCCTAGCGGTGAAACACCGGACGAATATGTGCATTACCTGCTAGACAGGGAATCTAGGGATGTGCCAATTGCTTTGCCCCACGATGCAGGTTTGGCAGGTCGGTACACCTTGACAGAGCAGTCAGTGCGGGAAGTTTTTGAAGATTCCTATGGACTAAACTGCATTCCTGGTGCTATATTAAACCCACCTAATGATCAAGGCAAAGTAACTAACCATAAAGCATATGGAATCAATATAATGCGTATGGGCATGGAACGTAAAACTTTTATGGTAAACGAGTCATGCAAGGCATTTCTTGATGAGGCTAGAAATTACGCCATTGACGATGCGGGGCGGTTTTCTGATCCAGATGACCACATTGACTCTGCTCGAATTGGCGTTTTGGCTTTGATCCAAGGACATGGCGAATCCGTGGTAAGTCGGGCAAACAACTTTACTTTTAGGCGCATTGAAATGCCTGAAGGCAAAGTCCAAAGGATATAAGTATGTTGGACAAACAAAATGTAATCGTAGAAAGCCTTGAGTCACCTACAGGTAATCGTGGCCTTACCGAACAAGTTTGCCATGAAGTATATGTAAAGATGGTGGATTACTTGAGACTTACACAGTCCAAGAATACATACAATCGTTTTACAGATTACCACTATCTTAATATTCCAGTATCAAATTCAACGGAACCAATTCGTGGCATTGACTACATTCAGCCTATTGTGGCTCCTGGTATTGATTACGCTACTGCGGTAATTACCAAATGCCTGATGCCTAACGGCAAGATTAACTTTGAGTTTGAGCGATTCAGTGAAGCAGATGGCGACCAAGCTCGTCAAGCTACTGAGATGGTCAAATATATGCTCAACAGTAAGAATGATTCTTATCAAGTCATTCGTGATTGGGCACAAGATTCTTTGTTGCACAAAAACGGCATTGTGATGGTTTCCCCTGTGCGTAACCCCATTACGCAATACAAAGAAGTTGAAGGCACTCGTGACCAATTGCGAGTATTTGAGACTTTGGCTGGCGAAAAAGGTTTGACCGCCAAGCGTCAAGATATGCGTAAGATTGACGTAGATTTACAGGGCGCAATGCAAGAAGCCATGATGCCTGATGAGTCAGAGGCCATGCAAGAACCTAGCGGTGATGAACTGCAAGAAGCATTGCGTAACAACACAATCTATCGTGCCAAGTACAAATTGACTGGTTACGAAACAAGCATCCGAGTCAAGCACGTTGCACAGCATTACTTTGTTTGCAACCCAACTATTTCCACCATTCAGGATCAAGACTTTGTGGGTTTTTATGACCCCATGACTATCCATGAGTGCAAGACACAATTCCCATTTGTAGACTTGGAAAAGTTGGCTGACCATGCGGCTTATGGCCCTGCTGGTGCGTACCAAGCTGGCGCATTGGAAAACGATTTGGCTCTTCATGCCCGTGATTCCACACCAGTGCCAGGTCAAGGCGTAATTGCCTCCCAAGGTGCAGACCGCTACAGCCGAGTCATTATGTTGACTACTGCTTGGATTCGCAGAGACATTGATGGTGATGGCGAAGAAGAGATTGTTGAGTGCTGTTTCTCAGGCTCTTACATCCTGTATGCCAAGGAAGTGGATTTCATTCCTTTGGCAAATATGTGTCCAAAGCCCATCACAGGTAACTTCTTTGGTTACTCATTGGGTGAGCGTTTGGTTCCGCTTCAGGAATATGCAACGGCAATTCGCAGGGCTGAAATGTCCTTTGCCATGCAGTCCTCGACTCCTCGCATTGGTGTCAATCCTGAGTTCTTGGATGCCGAAGAGATTCAGCGTGGCGTAAGTGCCATGTTCATTTTGGATCGCAAGTTTGATCCTACGAAGCACATTTTTGAATTCCAACCAATGCAAGGCAACTTGGGTTATGTGGAATCTGCCATGGCTCGTTTTGAGTCTGACAAGATGGCAATGATTGGCATGACAAGCCCAAGCGATACGCTCAATCCTGAGGTAATGAAAGACGGAAACTCCGGCTTTAAGCTTCAGTTAGCTATGGGTCCAAACCAGTTGATCCAAGACGAAATGGTCAAGAATTGCGCCATTGGTTTGCGTGATGTGATCTACATTACTTGGAAGACTTTGATCCAGTATTCTGACGATTACAACATCCAACAGTTGGCTGCCACTTGCCTCAAAGGTGCGCCATTTATGGATGCTTTGTCGGTTGAAAACTTTGAGTTTATTGACCGCAAGATGATCAATATTGATCTGGCTTTGGGCTTCCTGTCTGAGGAAAACCGCCTGACCCGCCAACAGATGATTCTCCAAGCACAACAGCAATTTGCTCAAGCCATGATGCAAGTTCCACAAGAAGTGCCTGAAATGTTTATCAAGGTTCGTAGACCTTTTGAAGATACTTTGCGTGTTTTGGGCGTTAAAGATGTGGATGCCTATTTGCCCACATTGGAAGAAGCCGCCAAGATTATGCAAGCTCAAGCGGCAAAAGGCCCATCTGCTGAACAACAAGAAACTCAGTCTAAAGTGGCTTTGAATAACGCAAAAGCTCAAGAAAGCGGATCAGTTACTGCTTTGAATATGAAAAAGGCAGAAGATATTGATACAGACAATATGTTTGAGGCATTGGCAGCTAAGAGAGGTAAGCTTAGTGCTGTTGAAATAGATTAAGGATTGCAATGAAAAGCTTGGTATCGAATATCCGTGATTACTTTAATCGCAGAACAAAAGTTATTGATAGTCATAAGGAGGCCAATGTAAATCGGAAGGCTCTGGTTATAGAGAATGGTGAGAGTGCAAAACGGCTCTTAAGAAATGATGATTTTGCGTTGTTGTTTAACCTGTATAGGTTTTACCTGCTTGAAATGCTAGAAGAAAGCAGAGACGATGTTAATCGAATTGATAATGCACAGCGTGTTGCCGGAGTCCGAGACTTCATTGAGTTTATAGAACGAACTGAATATCTCGGTAAGGTAGCCAACAAAAATGTTGAAACTTTAACGAAATAAGGTAATATATGTCAGACGTAATCGCTAATGCGACCGCCACTGAGCAAACTGGTGTGAATCCTGTAGA